GGTATCTTCTGGTGCAGACTCAGGAACTGTATCTATTGTAAGTCATGTTACTACAGATGGTAAATTCTCACAATTCTATGTATCCACTGAAGCTACTAAAGCTATTATTGGAACAGAGTCGGGAGCCAATTATCAATGTGTTTCTATATCTGTAGCTGGTAAGTCTAACTTTAATAATGAAGATAATGATATCTTCGAAACAATTGGTGATAGTATAATCGACTTCACTGAATCTAATCCATTTGGAGACCCATAATGTTTGGTGATTATTGGTACAACACATCTACGAGACGTATGGTTTCCGTATTCGGTTCCTTATTCAATGATATAGAAGTACAAAAAACAACAGCTGATGGTAAAGTATTATCACAAAGTAAAGTCCCTTTGGCTTATGGACCTCGTCAAAAAACTTTAGCTAGGCTATATGAAAAACAAAGAGACCCTGGCATTGCTATTAAGGTACCGCGTATAGCGTTTGAGATAACAGACTTCACTTATGATGGAGCCGCTAGAGTTAATAAAATGAAAAATTTTATTAAAGTAGATGCGGAAGATAAGAAACATGTAACTACCTTAGGTTCCCCAGTTGTATATAAAGTGGGATTTGAATTAAATATTTTAAGTAAGACACAAGATGAAGCATTACAAATACTAGAACAAATTCTTCCTATATTCCAACCAGACTATACAGTAACAATAAATGATATTCCTGATATGGGTATTAAGTCAGATGTTCCTATTATCCTTACTGGCGTTACACCTCAAGATGATTATGAGGGCGATGTACCTTCACGAAGAACTATTATATACACATTATCATTTGAAACAAGAGTTAAATATTATAGAGGTGGAGCTAAGAGAGATGTTATTACAGATACTGAAACATACTTTAAAGATGGAACTTCTGAACAGAACATAGAAGTCCATAAGTGGGATGGTGATACAACTCCATACACAGAAACAATAGACTTCTTTAACGAACCATAATGTATAATTATAAAGCACAATTAATAAGAGTAGTAGATGGTGATACTATCGATGCCTATATAGATTTAGGATTTAAAGTTGTATTGAAAGAAAGAATTAGACTTATGGGTATTGATACACCCGAATCCCGTACTAGAAACTTAGCAGAGAAGTCCTGGGGATTAGCCGCTAAGAAAAGATTAGAAGCTTTATTATCAGGAAAGGATTTTATATTACAAACAAAATTACAAAAGAAAGGTAAGTTCGGAAGAGTCTTGGGTACTATCGTATCAGCAAAAGATGGATTTGATATTAACCAATTGTTAATATCTGAGGGACTTGCTATACCATATGAAGGTGGTAATAAAGATGAGGCTAGAGCGAAGCATGGAGTCTTAGAAAAATGGAATACACATTACGGAGTATACAATGGCACAGAATGATTTAGATAAGGATTATATAGCAATACGTAATAAGCTTTATGATTTATCAACACAAGGTGATGAAGCAATTGAATTAATGCTTGAGGTTGCTCGAGAGAGTGAACACCCAAGAGCATTTGAAGTCCTCGGTCAACTTATTAAAAATAATGCTGAGATAGCAGAGAAGCTAATGAAGCTTCAAAAAACAACTAAGGAGATTAAATTTGAAGGGAATAGCATGGCTAGTCTTGGTGTCGATGGCTCTGGCGTTACTAATAATAATGTCTTCATAGGCAGCACAGCACAGCTACAAAAAATGTTACGTGATGAGAAAGTGATTAATGTCGAAAGCGGATAATAAATATCTCGGCAATCCTTTAGTTAGAGGCGCCGATATACCACACGAATGGGTTAAAGAAGAACTACTTGAATATCAAAAGTGTCTGAATGACCCAGTATACTTTGCTGAGACGTATTGTAAAGTAATTAACCTCGACGAAGGCTTAGTTCCCTTTAAACTTTATCCTTATCAAAAAGAAATGTTTAACCATTTCCAATCTAATAGATTCTCTATTGTTCTTGCTTGTCGTCAATCTGGTAAATCAATAAGTACTGTAGCTTATCTTCTTTGGTATATTTTATTTAAAGGGGAACAAGTAGTAGGTATCCTCGCCAACAAAGGTGATACTGCGAGAGAGATGTTATCTCGTATTACTTTAATGTTAGAAAACATTCCATTCTTTTTACAGCCAGGATGTAAAGCCTTAAATAAAGGTTCAATAGAATTTTCCAATAACTCTAAAATTGTAGCGAGAGCTACGTCGGCTTCATCTATTAGAGGTATGTCACTTAACTTAGTATACCTCGATGAGTTTGCTTTCGTAGAAAAGGATGCCGAGTTCTATACTTCTACCTATCCAGTAGTTTCAGCTGGTGTTTCAACAAAGGTTATTATTACTTCTACACGTAATGGTGTTAACAATATGTTTAATAAACTATATGAGGGTGCTGTTCAAAAGACAAATGAATTTATTCCATTTAGAGTTGATTGGTGGGATGTGCCTGGAAGAGATGAAGAGTGGAAAAAACAAACTATTAGTAATACCTCTGAGATGCAATTTAGACAAGAGTTTGGTAATGAGATTATAGGATCCGGTAATACATTAATTAATCCTGAGACTCTATTAGCCATGCAGTCTGTAGAACCTGTAGCAATTGCCCACGATGTTAAAATATATAAAGAACCTGAAGAAGGTAGAAATTATTTAATGTTCGTTGATGTATCTAAAGGTAGAGGAATGGATTATTCTACTTTTAATGTTATAGATGTAACAGATAAACAATTTGTACAGGTAGCGGTCTTTAGAGATAATATGATAAGTCCATTACTATTCCCCGACATTATATTTAAATATGCAACATATTATAATCTATGTTATGTAATAATTGAGAACAATGATGCTGGTCAAGTAGTATGTAATGGCTTACATTATGATTTAGAATATGAAAATATATACCTTGAAAGTCATGTGAAGAGAGATGCTATTGGTGTTATGATGACCAAGAAGGTAAAAAGAATAGGATGTTCTAATCTTAAAGACATTGTAGAACAATCAAAACTAGTATTATATGATAGTGATACTATTATAGAACTAAGTTCTTTCGTACAGAAAGGTAATTCATATGCGGCAGACCATCACGGTCATGATGATTTAGTAATGAATTTAGTCTTGTTCGGATGGTTTTCTTCTACACCATTCTTTGCAGAGACTACTGACCACAACATGAAAGAGTTATTATACAGAGAAAAGATTAGATTAATTGAAGATGATATGTTACCAGTAGGAATTATACACAACGAACAGAAGACAGAACACCCATTCGGAGAGGGCTGGGAAGTCTGGAAAGGTTAAATTGTATAAATAATGGTATTGAATCTAAACTTATTATGTAAAAATCTTATAATTAAGGAGTAAAAAAAATGGCATTTCTAGTCTCACCTGGTGTACAGGTAAAAGAAGTAGATTTGACAAATACAGTTCCTGCCGTATCATCATCTGTTGGTGCAATGGCGGGTTCGTTTCAATGGGGTCCTGTAGATGAAATAACTACAGTTGGCTCTGAAACAGCTTTGGTAAATCTATTTGGCGAACCTAACGGGGATACGCATCAAAACGTTCTCGCGGCAAGCCAATTTTTAAGCTATGGCAATTCATTGAGAATTGTTAGAGCGGTTGGAGCAAGCTTAAACGCTGGTTCTGCTGCAGGCTTACTAGTTAAAAATGACACTGCTGCTGAGACTGCTACTGGCCAGGAAATTGTTGCAAGATATCCTGGAACTACAGGCAACTCTCTATTGGTGTCTATATGCCCAGCTAATGCCGCGGCCTTTACGGCGTGGGCTTACAAAGATCACTTTACAGCTGCTCCAGCTACGTCTACAGCATGTAGTAACGTATCTGGTTCACTGGATGAGTGTCATATTATTGTCGTTGATGAAGACGGCGATATTACAGGTATTGCGGGCACAGTACTTGAAACATACGAATTTGTATCACAAGCACGTGATGCTACAGGTTCGGATGGAGCCACTAACTATGCAAGGAATGTGGTAAACAATAAGTCATCGTGGATTCGTATGTTAGATAGTCCTAC